ATGATACGACTGGCTCGAATGTTGCTGGATCTAGTACTGTACCAGATGACATTAGTGGAATGTATGGGCAATAGAATGCTGCCGCATCAATTTCACCGTCGCCCTTGTAACCAACAAGAACGTTTGCGCTATCTGAAGCGTACTGGTTAACGAATACTTTCATTGTACCGTTTAGTGTACCAACGAATTTAGTATTTGTTGGAGCCTCGAAAGGACCTTCAGTTGTTCTTGCGAACGCTGAAGTTGTTGCACTTTGTAGTACTGTTAGAATTGTTGGTGAAACAACAACCCAGTTACCAGCGCCACGACGTGTTCTAGCAGCAATTAAGTTTGCTGAACGGTTGATTAGAACCGCTAGAGCTGCGTGTTGGTCACCAACGAATGTTGGAGTACCTGAAACTGTACCTTGGTTGTATGTATCAGCTGCTGTACCAGCAAGTGTGTCTAGGCTTGTTAGGATTTCCTGATCGATTTCAGCAGTAATTTCCTGAGCTAGTGCTTGCATGATTTCTGCTTCAACGTCTAGGCCATGCATAGACTGTGCGTCTTGTGCAGCTTCGAAAGTCCAACGTGCGCTTAGTTTGCGTGTCTTCGCTTCTACTGTCTGCTTTAAGACCTGGATGCTCATCTTACGACCACCTTCTGCTTCTAGAGCTGAAGTTGCGTCTGCTGTGCCAGATGTGGCATTACCAGAATAACCGTTTGCAATAGCAAATGGTGATAGTGCTTCGTCACCAGCAGTAACGCCTGCGGCTGTTTCTGAGTAACGTACACGTAGAGTGTGGATCTGGCCTACTGGGCCAGTCATTGGTTGAACACCAACTAGTTCGTTTGCGATAACTGTTGGCATTACACGACGGATAACTGGAAGGATAACTTTGTTTAGAGTTGCAACGTTACCTGCCATTGTTGTACCGCTGGCAGCGGTTTCTGCAAGATATGACTTAGTGTTTTCTAGAACACTTTCCATAACTGACTTCTTGTTACCTGTCAAACCGTCTGTTAGAGCGTCTTTTGTTACGCTCCAGTTTTCAAATAGGTTCTGTGACATTTTGGTATACTCCTTATTATTATGCGATACCGGCTAATTTTCTAAGGTTAATAATCTCGGCTTCGCTATCAGTTTCCTGTGTGCGAGCCTTGTTACCTGTAATCTCAGTCTTCTGAGATTCGTTTAAAGTTTGCGCTTTTGATTCTTTAACTGTTTCATTTAAAACAGTTGGAAGATACTTGTTATATGCTACTTTTAATTTATCTGTTTTCACACTTTCAAGTAGGTTACCCATCAGGTCACGCTTGTCTTTTGCAAGTGGGCTTAGAAGATCAGCCAGAACTTTTGCACGTTCTGTTGCTTCCGCAATGCGAGCTGCTTTCTTTTCTGCTGCTTCAATTAATGCCTCTTTCTCAGCAATAGTTTTCTTTGATTCCTCTAGTTGAGAAACAATTTCTGCTACTTGCTGATTTAGTTTAGAAATTTGAGTACCTTCTGCTAGATGCGAACTCATGAACTCAGCTGCAAAAGTTTCGAAGATCTTACGACCAAACATATTCTCTTTTGCTTGCTGAATGTCTTCTTTGAGTGATCCTAGTTCTTTTGTTAATGATTCATCAACAATAGTTGCTAGTTTCTCTGAAGCACGTTCAATAAATTTCGCTTTCGCTTCGGCAATCATTTCCTTACCTTCTGCCACCAATTTGACTTTCTGCTCTAGAAGGTCTTTTTTGTCTTGGTGGAAATCATTAAGTTCTGTTGTTAGTTGCTCCATTACGAAGTCTTCTAACTTAGCGAAGTTGCTTTCTTGAACTTTGCGATCGTCTCGTAATTCTTGGATTTCTTTTTTAAGTGTTTCCATTACAAAACTATCTAGAAGTTGTGCATGTTCTGCGATTTGCTTTTGGTAAGCAACTTTCGATGCTACCGCAGCTTTCTTATCATCAGCAAATTCCGCTAATTCTGCTTTAATAGTATCAGATAGCATTGCATCTAGTGCTTCAACCATCTGTTCTTTGTCTGCTTCATAACGGTTAGCGAATTCTTCACGTAATTCAATAGTGATTTCTTCGCGAGCTTCTGAAAGTTTTGCTTCCCAGGCTTCAGTTAGAGTGCTACGCACTTCTTCTGAAAGCACTTCTGAACTTAGGAGTTGTTCGATTGCATGAGCCATTTACGTTCTCCTAATATCTAGGTTATTAATCAATCTAAGTACCTCTTCCTGGAGATACTTTTGAGCTTTTGTATCATGATTAGTAGCTCTGGCGACATCCATTAAAATATTACCACGCTTGCCATTCATAATGGCTTCATATAGTGGATCTGGATAAGCGTCTGGAGCACTTGGATTAGCAACAATATCAACAGTTTGAATTTCAAACCCTTTAACTGTACCACCAGTGTCCACTTCGCCACTACCTCTACTAGATACACCTAGCCTTACCTTGTTTTCCAATAAAGTTTTACAAATATTACCCATTGGAGTTGGTAGTAATTTAAGGCGTCCATGACCATCACTACCGTTCATCCACATCTTTTCAATGATGTGACTTACACGGTCTAGATTTACTTGTAAATCTTCCGGATGGTCTGCTTCGCCTAAAACTGAGAATCCCTCGTCAATTCTTTGCTGAATATTTTTAACAGCTCTTTGAATTTCCATAACGGGATAAACTCTTTGATTCTGGTTTCGTTTGTCACCTTGAACAAAGATACCTTCCATATACAGGCTTTTATTGCCGTTACCGTCATCTTTGGCTTCAACAATACAATTTGCCTGATCAAATGAAAGTCTTTCTACAAGGGTTACACTTGCCATAATCTATTATCCTTTTGCC